ACCACCTTGGCAACCAGACCGACCACCTTGGGGGGGATAAATGGCCTTTGCCGCGGGCAAGCTTACGTGGGCAATTTGTGATACGTGTGGACAACGCTACCGCTTAAAGCAATTAAAAAAACAGTGGGACGGTTTTATGACCTGTCCGGAATGTTTTGATATTAAACAGCCTCAATTAGATCCTCCTCCAATTGGGGCTGATCCTCAAGCTGTTAGGGATCCAAGACCCGATCGCACGGAACCGGCAGCAGTATCTATGCTGACCAGCAACCCTCTTTTGTCTACTCAGGGCAGTGCAGTTATTAAAGTGTTTCAAGACGACCATGGTAAATCGACAGGAAATGAAGTACGTTTTAGAAACACAGAAGCTTTTGACGGGTTTACCACAGGAACGCTACAGGATCCTGATGGTTATTCCATAACTAAAGTAGATGATGATACTTACACATTTATTGCTGTTGCAGGCACAGGAACAGTTGGAGCCAGAGGAGGTGGTCCTTTTGTCGCCGTCGGTCCTGCACAGGCCTTATTGCCTTTGAATCCATTCAGGAGTGGAGCTGCCGGTGCTAATACAGTAGTCTCTGTTACTGAGTTTAAACACAATAGGACCACAGGAGATACCGTGCGTTTTAGATCAACTAAGACTTTTGATGGAGTTACAACAGCCGTGCTTGAAAGTGCAAGTGGGTATACAATAACGGTTGTGGACACAAATGAATATAGCTTTACTTCAACCGGTACTGCAACCACAGGAGATGAAACCGGTGGGGGTAGTACAGCAACAGCAGGACCCGTGTAATGAGTTTTACCTACAGTGGATTAAAAACAGCAATACAGAATTATGTAGATAGTTCTGAGACTATCTTTGTTGATTCATTGGATACGATTATTAAACAAGCTGAAGAGCGAATTCTTAAAAATGTTTGGTTGGATAATTTTAAGAAAAATGTAACGGGAACCGCATCAGCCGATACTCCCTATTTGGGAATGCCAACGGATTTTTTGGCGCCTTTTAGTTTGGCCGTTATATCCAGTGATGTTTACTATTTTTTGTTATTAAAACAAGTTAGTTTCATGCGTTCCTATAAACCAACAACATCCGGATCGGTCACGGGACGTCCAAAATATTATGCCGAATTTGATAGTGACAGTTTTATTTTGGCACCAACGCCCGATGCTACTTATACTTTTGAATTACACTATTTTTATAGACCCGCATCATTAACGGCTGCTGGGGATAGCGGAACCACATGGCTTTCCGACAATGCAACCAATTCTTTACTTTACGGTTCCCTGGTAGAGGCAGCGACATTCTTAAAATTAGATCCAAATGAAATGGCTAATTTTGAACAACGCTTCCAAGATGCCCTTGCTAGATTAAAGAATACTTCTGAAGGAGCAGGAACTCAAAGTCAATACAGATACGACCAAGTTCGCATTCCCACCACATGAAACCAATCCCAGAGCTAGAAGGTAAGAACATAGCTATTATTGCTATGGGCAATAGTCAGTTGGACTATCATAAAATGATTACACACAGTAAGACGTTTGATGAAGTGTGGGCCATTAACGCCATGATCGGAGTTTTGAAAAGAGTAGATAGAGCTTTTGTGTTGGATCCCGTTAGTCGTTTTTTTGATACTGGTGATGCGGGGAACATGACAGTAATGATGAGGGAGACTTTACCTGTTGCTGATTATCCTATTTACACCTGTGAATTAGATCAACGAGTTCCTGCTTTAGTTGAATACCCGATAAAAGAAGTAGTCACAGATTTAGACTGCGGATACTTTAATAACACTATTTCTTACGCGATTGCTTTCGCCCTATGGAACAACGTCGGTGGCATTAGTATGTTTGGTGCCGATTTTACTTACAAAGGTAATTTATACTTTGCGGAACAAGGACGTGGTTGTTGTGAATTTTGGTTGGCTAAATGTATGGATGCAGGTATTATTGTCCAAGTGGCTTTGACGTCTGGTCTTTTAGATGCTGACATACCCATTCAAGAAAAATTGTATGGGTATCATCGATTAGAAGATCCTTTTGTTACTTACACAATTAATAATGAAATAAAGATTTGTAGGTGGTCAGAAGTTGAAAAGCAACAAGCTATTCCTATAGGATTAGTGGGAAGGCACGACGGACAAGTACAAGAAGGAATTGTGGAGCCTGAAAAATACTGATGTTTTCATTTGAGTCAGATACAGAAGTTGGAAAGCTCAGTGTTACCACAACGGATAACAGAGGGCACACGGTAGAGGAAGTGGCAGATATGGCCACGGATAAAATAATTTCTATCAGTGACCAAGCCCCTGCACCCATAAGGGAACAAGCTCATGTTTTTAAAGAAACATGCAAAAAGGTGATTGCGTATTATATGCAAGAAGCGGTTAATAACCACATGTGTACGATATGTAATTTATTAGAGAAACAGGGTCAAAAAGACCTAGCTAACATTATTAGGAGACTATAATGGCAATAACACAAGCAATGTGTACGTCTTTCAAAAGTGAATTGATGACGGCGGTACATAACTTTGCGACAAACGGTAATACGTTTAAACTGGCTCTTTATACCAGTTCAGCTACTATGAGTGCTTCTACTACAGCGTATAGCACTAGCCAAGAAGCAACAGGAACCAATTACACAGCAAAAGGTGGCACTTTAACTAAAGTGGCTCCGACTACATCGGGAACGACAGCGTTCACGGATTTTGCTGATTTAACTTTTGGTACAGCTACTATAACGGCCAGAGGTTGCATGATTTTCAACGACACGGCTTCAGGTGATCCTGCGGTGGCAGTCTTTGATTTTGGTGGTAATAAAACCAGTACAGCAGGTAGCTTTACGATTACTTTTCCGACGGCTGACGCAAGTAACGCTGTAATTAGAATAGCGTAGAATAGCCGATGGCTGGTTGGGGTCGAAGTACCTGGGGTTCAGGTCCTTGGGGCGAACCTGCGGTAGTTAATGTATCTGTAGCTCTTACAGGGCTTGCAGGTACTTCTGCGTTAGGTACAGAAAGTGTTAGCGCTGGCGCAACAGTTGCCGTCACAGGACTGGCTGGTACAGGCTCAGTTGGCACAGTTGTTGCAACTGGTGCTGCGATTGTTACTGAAACAGGAGTTGCAGGAACTACTGCACTTGGCACCGAAACAGTTACTGGAGATGCTAATGTAGCAGTCACAGGACTGGCAGGTACGGGAGCTGTTAGTTCGCTTACCGTTACTGGTATTGCCAATGTAGCAGTTACTGGACTTGCAGGAACTGGAGCAGTTTCCAGTGTTACTGCAACAGGCGCTGCAATAGTCACTGAAACAGGCCTAGCTGGCACAGGTGCCGTAGGCACAGTGATCGCAGCAGGGTTTGCCATCACAGGAGTTAGTGGCACTGCTTCTACAGTATCCCAGGGCGATGAAACCGTTACCGGTGATGCCAATGTTTATCCTACGGGAGTAGCAGGAACATCAGCATTAGGCAGTGTAAGTACGGTCACAGTTAATGTAATTTCTATTACAGGAGAGGCTGCAACAGGAAGTGTTGGTACATTAACTGTAACAGCTAATGCGAATATAACTCTTACAGGAGTTTATGGCACAGGATATGTAAATCAGTTATTAGTATGGGGTATTATTGATGATGATCAAGACCCAAGTTGGACAGGAGTAACTGATACTCAGAACCCTGATTGGACAGACATTGCAGCGTAAATAATATATGATAGAATTTTCATGGAGACGTAAAATATGGCAACTTATGTAAATAATTTAGGATTAAAGGAAATCGCCACGGGCGATGAATCGGGAACCTGGGGTACCAGCACGAATACGAATTTAACGCTTATCGGGGAAGCATTCGGGTACGCAACTAAAGCAATAGCTGATGCTTCTACTGCCACTCTAACTATTCCTGATGGAACTGAAACGGATAGTGAGCCAAGAAGAATGTACCTTAAACTTACTGGCGGTGGTCAAGCTTGTACGGTTACATTAGCACCTAATACAGTGTCTAAAGTTTGGATAATAGAAAATGTTACAAGCTATACGCTGACCTTTACGCAAGGTAGTGGGGCTAACGTAGCAATCCTAGCAGGTGAAACAAAAATGATTGCCACAGACGGTGCTGGTTCTGGTGCTGTTGTTTATGACGTATTAACAGATTTAAACTTAGCAGGAACCACTAAAACCGCAGCCTTAACTAACGCAGGTGCTTTATCTAATCAAGGAACAGTAACAGTAGGAGTTGATGACACAGGCTATGACGTTAAACTTTTTGGAGCAACGTCTGGTAAATATCTTCTTTGGGATGAATCTGCCGATAGTTTAATCGTTACAGGTTCTACTTCTCAACAAGGAACACTTACAGTAGGAGTTGATGACACAGGTTACGATGTAAAGCTGTTTGGAGCTACGTCAGGTAAATATTGGTTGTGGGATGAATCAGCAGATGGCGTTCTGCAATACAGCACATTAACAGTAGGCGTTAATGACACGGGTTATGACGTTAAGTTCTTTGGAGCTACGTCTGGTGCTTACATGCTTTGGGATGAATCAGCAGATGACTTAAAGTTAGTGGGAGCAGCAGGATTAACTGTTGCTGGCGATGCAGATATTGACGGAACTACAAACTTAGATGCTGTTGATATTGATGGTGCTGTGCAAGCAGACGGAACTATTACAGTAGGAGTTGACGATACTGGGTATGACGTTAAATTCTTCGGTGCTACCGCTAGTGCCTATATGCTTTGGGATGAGTCTGCCGATGATTTGATTTTGGCTGGTGCTGCC